TTTTTTGTTTTTTGATTAAAAAAATAAGGATATGGGTAATCCTAAAATTTCTTTTTATGCAGATAAATGAACAATTCCACATTGTCCAGAAGCTGAACTTCTGATTTGAGGTACTTGAATTGTCATTACTTTATAATTAGTAACCATATTACCTTCTGATTTCCATTCAACATTCTGTAATCCAAATCCTTTAACTAAACGAACTACATTTGAAGTTAATTGAACCATTACAACATTATTTGCAGGCAAAGAATCAACTACTTTAACAGCTTCAATATTCTCAATTTTAAGGATACGAGCTCTTAAAGTATCACTGGTTGCTCCTGTTTGAGTACCTGCTACTGAATTTACATAATCCTCATCCATTACAGTTTCATAAGCTGTTGGAATGTAAATGTAGTAAGGCCCGTAAAAATGGTCTGCAATCATTTTGGCTTTCATATCAAGTACATCTGCAAGAATTAAAGCAGGTGTTTTAGAAGCATTATCCCAATCCATAGATAAAGTCTGTAAGTTTCTATCTTCATGGTTTATATAAGACCATATAGTTCCACCGCCTTTGATAAATTTGGTATCTGTAAACAGCATTTTTTCCAAATGGACATTGATTGCTCTTGCTTCATTTTCAGCTTGAGTAGTATCAAGTCCATTACCCATATTACGAGATGTTGCAAGCTCTCTTGCATTGATTTCATAATCACCATGAATTATTGGAATTGGTAAATATTTAGGAGTGTATCCAGGACGGTCATTTTTTGCTCTTGATACTCCGTCCATTGACATTTCTACAGTAGCAGTCCCAGTCATTTCACTATACTCAAGAACTGTTGTTCCCATTGGATTTCTGAGATTATACACTAATCCCTTTGCTTCCAAATCACCAATACCAGTTAATCTTTCTAATTGAACTAATTGAACTACCTCATCAAGCTGTTTCCATTCATCTCTACGAAGAGTGGCTGAATTTGCTTGAACTGTTGCATAATTTTCCACATTGGCTTGATCCCCACCAGTATGAACAGTCATATATGCTTTTCCATCTTCTCCGATAAATGGACGCATATTTCCTATCTGAAGTTTGTTATTTTGGATATATGTTGCCAATTCTCCAACATTTCCTTCAGGTGTCATTAAATCTACTTTCATTTTATTTCTCCTTTCTTTTTATTAGTTTACAATCATTACTTGAAGTCTTGCAACTGCTGAGGTAGTTGTTACTTCCTCTATTGCCATACCTACAATTTGTAATGGCTTAACCGTCACATCTGTAGCTTCATAATAATCACTTGATTCTGGCACATGCTTAGTTAAAGTCCCGTCTCCGTTACTTGCTAAGAAGTCTCCAACTGCAATTACTTGGTTAATTGCTAATACCGCATTCACAACATCCCCTGATGTAGGAATCCACACTCTTGCCTGCTCTAAAATAACGATGTCAGTACTGAGCCCTGCTCCGATAACTGCATCTTCAATTACAAACATTTTCGCAGCATTTCCATACTGTGTTGAGTGGTTCTGAACTGTTGTCGCTGACGCCAATTCTACTAAGTGTCCCGGTGTTAATGCTTCTGCTGCATTATAATCGACCTGAACGTGTAAATAATCTTTTACAATAACTGTGTTCATTTTTATTCTCCTTTCTTTTTATTTATTTTTTTGTTTCTGCTCCTGTACCTGCTGGCATCATAGGTGCTATTATAATACCACTTGCATTTGCTTGTGGAGATCCTGCTCCAGCTGCTCCTGCATAATTCCCAGGGCTCATTGATTTAGAAAGTTTTTCTAACTGAGCTGTTGGCATTTCAACAAGTTCTGGCTCTGTCCATCCTGCTTGAGTGTTTGCTTGGATTGTTTTTAATAATCCTACTCTTTTTTCTGAATGTAAAGCAAGTCCTGCATCTACTTCTGATTTAATACTCTCTGGCAATAAAGCCAAAATTGCTTCTCTCTTTTGGGTTGCTAAATGATTTACAACCATTTCATCAGTTACATTGATTTGAATCTCTTTTGGTTCCAGTTTGTCCAATTGTTCTGAGTTCAAAGTGAGTAACCAAGTTCTGTCATCTGCTGTAAATTTAGCAGCAGCATTGACGATCAATTCTTCCACTTTTTGTGGACAACAAGGTTCTTGCATTGATTCTTCTCCTTTTTTGTTAATACTTATTTCTGTTTCTGTTTCTGATTCTACATTTGCTTGGATTGGTGTGTATTCCGTTTTCATTGTTACTTGAATAGGCTCACTTTCAACTATTATTTCACCAGCTTCATTCATTGTGTAATCTTGCTTGTAAAATCTAGTTGGAATTGATGCTCCATTTCTACGAATATTTTTTTCGTAAATAAAAGTAGTATCATAAACTTCTTTCAAATAACAACTGACCCATTCTGAGTCCATTGCATAAGTCCAATCCCTAATCGCTTGTAATTTGCCTAATAAAGACTCTTCATTTATCTGTAATTGATAAACTCCAAGACCTTCTTTATATAAGGCTTGTACCTGATCTTTTAATTCCATATTATCATCTCCTTTCTTTGTTTGTAATTGATTAACTCTAACTCCACAACCATCTTCATTACTACATGCTCCTTTTTCATTTGGAAGTATTGCTAAATGGTCTGGAATGTATCCTGTTGTTACTCCTGCATAAGCTTCCCCTTCATATACTCCTACTTGTTTTGTTTCTGTTGCAAAAGCTCCTATACTTATATCAATTGGTTGTCCTGCTGTGATTAGTTGATAACAAACTGCATCTGTTGTTGATAAAGTAGATGCTGTAAATGTTACATCTGCCTTTAATTTATTATCTTCCCATCTTGAGTTTGAAATTACTCCTACTTTTGGAACTTCTGTTGAATTAACTGCTACATATTGTCCTTCATTATTTTGAGGATGCCCAATTACTACTGGTATTGAATTCCATTGAGAAGCTATTGCTGAAAGTCCTTCTGCTGTATGTAACATTGGCCCATTACTTCCATTACGAACTCCAGGAACCATCATTATTACAGGCACTTTAATTGTTTCAGGAGTTCCATCAGTATTATTTACAATTATTGGAGTATATAATACTTTTCCCGCTTGTCTATATGTGCTTAAATTCTTCATACTACTATTCCTTGTTTTAAGCCCATTTTAAGGCTGTTTTATTTTTAGTTATATAATTGTATATGTTTCTCATTATCGTTGTTGTTTATATTGTTTCTGCTGCTTTCTTAGCTGCTTTCTTAACTGCTTTCTTATCCTTAATTGGCATCGTTGGTAAAGCCATACATCTGCAATTATGTACTACAATTCCTTTTGCCATATAGGATTCATCTTCTTCTACACTTAAATTGTATAATGTCCTATTCCGTTTAATAACCCATCTCTTTACCTTTTCAATTTCGATATCAATAGTCTCATATTCTCCTGTATGATTTCCAAGCACTCTTGCCAATTCCTCTTCTACTTCTTTTGGAGTAGTATTTATTTGGCTGCCTGTATCGCTCCACTGCTTATCTGTAATATCTAAACTATTGCAAGTCTTACTGCAATACTTATTAAAATATGGAATAAGTTTACCACAACGCTTACATCTATTAGCTAAAACAACTAATTTATCACCTTCTTTGAGAGTGTTTGCTTCAACCCATTGCCCATTTAACAACATTACTTGGTGATTAGATGTCATTGATAATTTTAAATCCCCTTTAAACTTAAACTTTGTGACTTCTGGTTTTTGTTTTGGAGTTCTTGGAAGAGCATATACTTTTCTAAACCTATTTTTATGAGTTAATACTAAATCTCCAATTTCTACTTTTCCAATAGGCTTCCATCCTGTTGAAGTGTATATTGGGGTTTGTGTATCAATAAAACAATTTGGATGTACAGGAATCATTGGGCGTATTTCCTCTAATGAATATACATTGCCCTCTAATGCTGAACATTGCTGACACACCCTATCATCTCCAGCTGTTGACCATTCCGCTTTGACATTAACTCCTTCTATTCCCCAATTCTCATATTCCTGTATAGTGGCTTGATGATGTGCTCTTATCATTTCTGTTCTAGCCATTGTCTGAGCACGTCTCTGAGCTGGTATAAATCTACCTAAACTATCTTTAATGGCTAATTTAGAAACTGCCGTTCCTTTTCCATCTATTACAGCTCTTAATTTTCTTGCTATTGTCAAAGGCCCATCCCCATCTGCCATTGCTTGACTCAATACCCTACTAATCTGAGAATCCATAGCTGCTGTTATTCCTTTAAGCTCTTGGAAAGTCCTGCTATATAATAAACCAACTCTGTCCATGTGAAATGGTGTTCCAAATGCTGCTCTGATTCCTCCAGTTTCTTCAATTGGTGGAACTTTTATTCCTAATTTCTTAGTTTCATATCTTGCACGAGTAATTCCTCTTTTATAACTATCTTGGATGTACATATTAGTCCAAGGCTGTTGTCCAGCTGCTCCAAGTTGATTCATATACTTAACTTCTAGTATTCCCTCATCTATTTGGATTTGTAACCACTTCATAAAAGCATCTACTTTTTCAGCACTTGTATTAAAGGCAAATGCATTTGGTCCAGCTGCTACATTGGTTTGAATATTAAGACCAAATGCATCATTAGTTACTATTGATGTATATATATCTTTTTTGAGCTTAGTAAATCTACGATTAACATCCCTGACAAACATAGCCCTCAAAGTGGAAGTCCTTGTTGGATCAGCATTCCTTAAAGCTGCATAAGTGGCTATATGTTGGCAAGTATTACTCATTACTCTGCTACTGCTATATTATCTTTTGGTTTTAATCCTGGAATTACTGGTGGAATTGTTAAATCTTCTTCCTCTTCTATTTCAAATGCATCATTCTCAATCATAATCAGAATTTCATCTATTTGCTCAATTGACAGCCCCATTATAAACTTTAAGAATGCTTCTGGAGGCATAACTTCTTGAGCTCCCATACTATCACCATAGGCTTTCAATGCCTGAGCTCTTGTTAATCCTAATTTAGCTTTATCCTCATCACTTGTTTGATGCAAACTTTCCCATTCTGTTTCATATTCCATTTTTGGCAATATACCATACTTCATACAAGTATCTACAAATGGTTCTACTATTTGAGGTTCTGCAATTTCTTCTCTTCTGGCATCTACTACATCCGCCCAAGCATTTGCATCTTGGCTACTACTTAATTCACCTCTTTCTGATCCAAGTAATATTCTTTTTGGAATTGCTGTAGCTGTACTAATTAAATCTACTTGTACTGCTACATGAGCAGTTGGATCTGATACCTGAGGAGCTAAACCTTTTAATTCTATCCCCTCATTTATAAATATCCTTGTTAATTCATTTTCATACTTCTCAATCTTATCATTCATTGTTGTATCAAGATCATCATCTGATTCATATCCTTCTTTAACGATACCTTGATATCCAGGACGAGCTCCACGCCAAAACATTTCAGCTGAACCTCCACTAAGTTTTTCAAGATCCATCAATCTATTCCAAATCTTTTCCATTGTTGGGATACCTTTGACATCACTACTTAATATTTCTCCAGCTACATGAATAACTCTACTGTAATGCACTTGAAGTGAAATCATACCCCCATTCTCTGTTCCTGTTTGGATATTATAAATGAAAGGTAATCCAAATCTTTTATTTGCAGGATTCTTTTCGTATCGTTCTATTGTTGCTGCTGATTGACTATATGCTGAAACATATAATAGATTTCTTTTTGAACCTTCTATTGGTTTAGTAAAATCTTCATTCACTTTTACATCATCAAATCCTAAAAGTAATACAGCATACTGCCCTATTGCAGCAAGCTTATCAACTGTTCTAAATCTGAGGTCTAATTTAAGATCCTTTTTTAAATCTTTCCACGCCTTTGCAAGTATATCAGTCTTTTCCTCATTACTATGAATCTTAACACCTTTTTTCCAAGTGTATTTAACTGGTCTTTCAATTATGGCATTGGCTATATCTTGTCTTATAAATCTTGCAAAATATTCATCATAAGTTATATCAGTTGGATATCCTAATGAAGTGTAAAGATTTCTATCCCCTCCATAACTATAACTCAAAGTTCTTGCAAGTTTATTGCGATTTATTATCTCATCATTAACTTGTATCTTTTTGCTTGGTGCTTTAGTTCTTATCATTATTTTGCTTTCCTTTTTCCTGTTAAATATGCAAATGTCATTGACCCTGCATCTACTTGGTCTTTATATTTACCTAATGGAAAGAATCTAAACTCATCTATTAGTTTGGTATTCCAATCTCCTAATAACATTAAAACATTTCCATAATTAACTTGAACACTAAATGGATCTGCTCTATATATTTTATCTCCTTTTGGTAATTCTTTTTTAACTGAATACCCTGCTAAATTCTTTACTGTAGCATTGGCACTTTCTTTTCCACCACTTCCAGGCTCTTGTTCTATAATTACTTTAACTTTCTTTCCATCTGCTCGAGTTGTGTTAAGCATTATAGTTTCTCTTTCCTCTGAAGCCCATTGACCTCGCCTACAATCAACGATAAGATATTTCCCAGCATGTTCTCCTGCTTTAAATTTCAACATCCTAAAACCAGCTGTAAAGCATCCAGCATCTTTTGTACCTGCTTTATCCCATCCTCTTGCTTCTTTGTCTATTTCATGTGGTAATGGCATTCTATCCAATACGGCAATCATATCAACTTTAAACATAGCCCCTTTTGAAGGTACTGGATTTTGATCAAACTGTCCAGCATACCCATATTGTCCAAGGTCCTGCTCCGCTTCAAATAATTCTGCTCTATTTAATCTTATTGGATCTAATAAATCATTTTTGTAATAATACTCTAATTCTTTTGGTTTTAATTGAGCTTTCCCTGTTTTCAAATCACCAGGCAAACATATATGATATATATTCTTTTTCTTTTTGGCTAAAATATGACCTACTAAATCATTTTGATGTAATCTTTGCATTAAGATTATAGTTAAAGTTACTGCTTTATCTACCTTACGATTAGATAGGGTGTGGTCAAACCAATAATTTGTTTTTTCCAATAACTTCTTAGATAAAGTTTCTTGTGGATTGTTAGCATCATCTATTATATTGATATGCCCATGAAATCCTGTAGCTTTTGCACCTACAGAAGTACTTAATCTATTTCCTCCTCTTAATACTTTTTCTTTTCCATCAATAAGAGTAACTTTCTCTATTCTATAATTAGATTTAACGGCTTTGTCAGGCTTAATCCTTAATTCTGGATATAGGGCTTTAAATTTACTTGAATAAATTAAATCCCTTGCTGTTTCTGCACTTTCCAAACTTGGATCATCCCCATAAGAAGCTGTAATGAATCGCATCCAATACCATTTGCTCCAACACCAAACAGGAAACATAATTGATATAATACTTGTTTTTGTAGTTCCTGGAGGTATGTTAATGATTATATCAGATATCCTTGGTTCTCCTCTTCCAACTCTTTCTGCTGCTTCTTGTAACTCATTACATAAATACTCTATATGCCAATTAGCAACTAATTTTTCACTGCTTATCACATCCCAGAAATAAAGAAAGAACTCATAAAAGCTCCTATTGTTTAATTCCCTTTGGATTACTCCTGGATTTTGTAATAAAGCTACAACTAAATCACTTTCAGAAATCTTCTTTTTCTTTGGAGCTTTAGTTCGTTTCATGGTAAACTGATTTCTCACTTTCCTATAAGTACTATTTTGTAATATTTCTTTGCAAAGTTTAGCCATTACTTATTGGATAGCTTTTTAATTTTAGAGGCTGTATGAATCAATTCCTTTAATGCGTCATTATCTAATTTATCCATTGCCAATTCAATATCCTCAAATGATAAGGCATCTATATTGGTAACTTCAACTGATTGTTGTTGCCTATTTTTAAAGTTTTCAGAATCTACATTGGTGAGGGCAAATATAACTGCTGTTGTGTCAGGTCTGAAAACTTTGGTTGTTTTCTCTTTTTCAACTACATAATATTCTTTTGTGTCTGTATTGTATTTTAACTTCTCTTTGGATTCTTCACCCTCATACCCTTCAATAAGTTTTCGGAGTGAATTCTTAGCCAGAGCAGCTAATTGAGCACGTGCCTCCTCTTTGGCTTGCTTAATAACCTTGTTAAACTTGATGTCTTTCTTTAACCATTCATAGTAAGTAGCCTCATTGATATCTACTATACGACATATCTCTCTAACAGTATATGTATCCTCTATAATTAGGTCACATATTCTATCCTGCATTTCCTGATTAAGTTTACCGTTATTCATCTTGTTATTTTACTTGTATACAATGTAAAATTACTATGATTTTGATGAATTGCTAACTCTGTTCTTGGTTATTTATACTAAGGTTAGTATTTAGATAGTTCTATATATATGTTTTTCGGGTTGAAAAGTTATTAACTTT